GTGTTACTAAGACTGTAGACACCGTTTGTCTCTACAGTTTTAGAACACTAGGTTGGACTAAGAAGAAAACTCATAATTTTGCACCATTTTATCCATTTTTGGCTCTAAACTGCTGTATTGTTATAGTAGAGTATTCATAGTTTGGTTACTTTTCCACGGTTCATTTAATGGACCCTTCTATTTTTAGATTAAAAACCTTACACGTTGGTAATGCACCACACAAAACAGCATTATTTTTCCACCAGTACCTGTACATAGGGCAGGTCGTTTGTCGAGAGTGGAGAATGGATTTTCTCCCACAAAAACATGAATGGATATGGGACTCAAGGGATTGAGAAATCGCCGATAAAAAGGTGTGACCCATTGTATTTTATGGCACTACACATTCTTACCTATAAATAAAATTATAAAAACACAAAAAAAAAATTTAAAAATTTATAAAAGCCCCTACCTCGAAAGGGTAGGATGAAAAACAATTTAAAAATGCTCGACTTTCACTTCTTTTACTAATGAGAAGATATAATTCTTTAGGATTTTTGTAGTTGGAGGCTAACTACAATTGTTGTAGAAATTATTAGTAACTCCAGAGTCCGATGACTTGGTTTTTGAAACAGTTTGGAGTATAATATAAATTTAGTAATTACCACACTCTACCAGGAGTATAAACTGTTTTATCCGCCATGAACACATCTATTATTAATTTTCCCGCTATGTCTCACGTTGAACGTAAAAAGAAACGCTCAAGAACAGTTGCAGTAGAAATATTAATGTTATTCGCGGATTATGCAGAGAACGTACAGTCTATGAAAACTGATAACGGCAATGTAAAGGTCAGACCGTTTTCAGTTAACGTAGAACCACAAATGTTCTCTATGGATCAGAATATTAAAATTGATCCTGAAACGCGTCATTTTTTGACTGATTTGCTGTCACCTGTAGTGCAGCTGAATCAAAAAATTACTGATGCGCATGACACTGTACAAGATACAGTTACGACCATGCGTAATCTACCAGCTAAAACTAGACAAATATTAAACTCATTCTTTGAGAATTTGTTTGGTAGTAACACAGTAAATGCTAGGTTCGTTGTTTTAGCATTATTAGCTTGTTACAGACTTTATCGGAAAAACAAACTAACTACATTTGAACGTATGTTAATCTTATGTGGTTGTGTGTATCTTTTATATGATTGCTATGTTTCTGAAAGAGACTCTGTTATAGAAGTTATGTTGTTAGTTACTAATATCATGACTGATATAATCGGTCTACTTTCTTCTGGTAAATCAGTAGAAGAGGATAGGGAACAAGGAACAGATTTTACCATAGAACCATTAACTGAAAACGCCAACAAGTGTGCTTCAGAAGTGGTAGCTCAAGC